GGTGGCTCAAGTGTAAAAGACCAGGTCAATAGGTTAGAGGAAAAAGTAGAATTTTTAACAGAGTTAATGAAACAAATAATCGCTAAGTAAAAACAAGGGAGAAATAAGATGGCAATAGGAAGACCAAAACCAAGAACAAGTGGCGGCATATATAACCCTGGTGGAGAAAATGTTGGTATAGTTTACAAGCCTCAAGGTGGAATGTATACTGGCAGTGGTAACATAAAGCCTAGAACTATTAAGCCTCAAGAATCAGAAGCGTCAAAACAAAGAAAGATAGAAGCCAAACGAGATGCGGACCTATGGCGACAAAGAGCCTATGAAAGGTCACTTGCTGAAAAAAAGAATAAGTGAAAGCAGATAACTTTCCAAAGTGGTTTTATGACAATGCAACAGTCCAAGACTTTGAATCAGGACTAGCAGAGTTTAAGGGCAAAAAGAATCTTAAGTTCCTACAGATAGGTGTCTTTACTGGCAACGCATCTGCTTGGCTATTAGAAAATATTCTTACAGACCCAACATCGTTACTTGTGGACATAGACCCTTGGTGTGGTAATTTGCAACACGAATCAATTTATGACTGGAATGATATACAACAAGCCTACAAAGAGCAGATAGAACCACACGGTAAAAAGGTTCAAGCACATAAAGCATTTAGCGGAGACTGGTTAAAGAATAACCGTGAGGTTAAGTATGACTTTATCTATATTGATGGTGACCATCTACCAGAGTCAGTTACTTTAGATGCAGACTTATCTTGGGACTTGCTTAAGTCTGGTGGCATTATGGCATTTGATGACTATGAGTGGGACCATCCAGATGGTACAGATAAGAACCCTAAGCCAGCAATAGATGCGTGGCTAGCAAAACATAAAGATGATATTGAAATATTACGTATGGGATGGCAAGTATGGATAAGAAAGAAATAGACAACAACTGTCAAGGCTGTGGCTGTGACCCAACTGATATTTGTTGGCCTAATCAAAACCTATTAAGAGAACAATGGCTTAAAGATAATCCAGATGCAAAATATGAAGGATGGATGTCAATATGACAACTGTAGCCAAGAGAGCCACGCCTGCTGCAATTGCTGTGTTGCGCCAAGCGACGGCGTTAAGACCGAATCGCAAGAAAGCCAGCGATGGTCTGCTTCCATCTGCTGCTCACCTAAAACAGAGTCCTAACTCAGACCATAATACTGGGTATGCAGTAGACTTAACTCACGATATCGATGGTGGTATTGATTGCTTTGAGATATATGAAAAGTTAAAGTCAGACCCAAGAGTTAAGTATTTAATATTTCAAGGTAAGATTTGGTCAGTCAAAAATGGCGAAGCCAGATATACTGGTTCAAATCCACATAATAAACACTTACATATTTCCATCAAAGATAACTGCGGTAACGATACGTCACCTTGGTTTCCTTGGCTGGGAAAGGTAACAACACTCAACAAGGTAAAGGCTTCAGTCAAGCCATTGCCAAAGAAGGAGAACAAATGAAAGACTTAGTTGCTAAGTTAAAAGACCCTAAGACAAAGGCTGCTTTTAAATCTTACATCCGTGCAGTAATTGCATCAGCAATCACAATGGGCTTAGCCCTTGCTGCCGACCTTGCTCCAGAGCAAGCAATCCTAATTGGCGCATTGGCTGCTCCATTGGCTAAATGGGCTGATAAGACTGAAAAAGAGTACGGCATAGGTTCTAATTAAATACCCTTAATCGGGCTTTAAAGGCCCTTTATAGACCATTTGACCCTTGAGGTATAGGTAATCCCTATATCTTGAGGGTCTTTTTGTCATTTCTTGGCGTGTCGTGTGGCTTCCATAAGTCAGGGTTGTGTGTATAATTATCTTATTAATATAATATAATTAATATAATATAGGGGCGGAGCCCCTTATATAATATATAATTATAATATATAATATTACCTAATATATAATAATATTGGGTAGTCATATGTGTCGAGTACTCTCCTGTCCTCCGCTTGTGACTACCTAATCTAACTAAGACAGGAGTAAGAATGTTTAATAAAAAAGTAAATGAACTTATAGAAGAATTATCTGATTCAATATATCTTCTTAGTCAAAACATTAAAGAGTTAAAAGAAGAAGTAGATTATCTGTACGATAAATTAGGTCTTGATGATTAAACTTAATGATTATGAATTACCTGCTCACGTATCTTACTCAGCATTTACAACTTACTTAACTTGTGGTTATCAGTATTACCTAGGAAGATTATTACAAGTACCTGAAGAACCTAGCATTTGGTCTGCTGGTGGACGAGCATTTCACTTAGCAACAGAATTATACGACCTAGAAAATGAATGAGTTATGGGTTAAGGCTTGGGAAACTGAAACCAAGGATATTGATTTAAGTACTGCTCGTGTTGCTGGGCGTTCAACTATTGCTAACCCAAACAAGGAAGATGCTGTTTGGTGGAATACACAGGGTTCCAAGTGGGTAGACAACTACATCTCTTGGCGCAAAAATAATAAAGACTGGAAGATATGGACCACCCCACAGGGTATCCGTGCTATCGAGTTGGAGTTAAATCCCATCATTGCTGACGTGCCAGTGAAGATGTTTATTGATAGGATATTTGAAGTTAACGGACAACTTGTGATTGTCGACTTGAAAACATCCTCACGTAAACCAATATCTGATTTACAACTTGGCTTTTATAAAGTTGGTGTAGAGATGATGCTTGGTGTTGAAGTCAATCTAGGTAACTACTGGATGTCTCGTGAGTCGGGGACAGGAGAGATGATTGACCTTAGTAGATATACAAAAGATATGCTGGAATACTTTGTCGATGGATTCGATAAGGCTAGGAAGGCAGGTATATTCTTACCAAACCTACAATCGTGCAGTTTCTGTGGACTCACAGAACACTGCCAATTTACGAAAGGCAAATAATGGCAATCGAAGATTGGAAACTACAGGTTTCCTACAAGTCTCCTAATGGAGATTTAATTAATGTTCGTGCTAATACATCTGACGAACTATCAGTACTGCTTGAAGGTGTTAGCGATTATGCTACACAGATTGCAGCAACTGGAAAGTTATTGGCAGGTGCTTACACTGCAGCCCCTTTGGGGACCACTGGTTCAACAGTAGGCATTACGCCCGCAGTTACCTCATCAATCGCCCCGACATCGGAAGCGTCGCCTACTTGCGTACACGGAAGTCGGAAATTCTTGAGTGGTATCAGCAAGAAAAACGGAAAACCGTACAAGATGTGGGTCTGCCCACAACCACAGGGAGCGGACCAGTGCACCCCAGTAAACGGCTAATTCAAGCCGAACTTTAAAATATTGGTAAGGGGATTCTCAATTTATGGGGAGACGGTTTAGAGTCTCCTTACCATTACTAGATAGGAGAGATTAATGCGAACCCTTGTTCGTGCTGTAGGTAGAACAGATATTGGTGGTGAACCACTACCTTCTGTGTTCAGAGCATTTGATAGTAATAAAATTATTTTACGTAGAGCAGAAGTATCTATGCTTGCTGGTACCCCTGGTGTCGGTAAGTCAACACTGGCTTTAGCCTTAGCATTAAAGATGAAAGTACCAAGCCTATATATATCAGCAGATACCAATGCTCATACTATGGCTATGCGTCTTGCCTCAATGATTTCAGGTAAGAATCAAACTGATGTAGAAGGTTTAATGAATACAGATTATGGGTGGACTAAGGCAACACTTGCTAAAGGTTCACACATTGTGTGGTCGTTTGAATCTAGTCCATCACTACAAGATATTGATGAAGAGGTTCAAGCCTTTGAAGAACTATGGGGTTGTCCTCCAGTTGCTATCTTTGTAGATAACTTAATGGATATTGCAACTGATGGGGGCGAAGAGTTCGCTTCAATGAGAGCGATTATGAAGGAGTTAAAGTATCTTGCTCGTGCAACTAATGCTGCTGTCATTATTTTACATCATACTTCTGAGGCTGTTAGTGGTGACCCTTGTCAGCCACGTTCCGCCCTTCAAGGAAAGGTGGCACAACTACCTGCTCTCATCTGTACTTTGGGTGTTGTTGGTACTTCTATGGCTGTTGCTCCTGTCAAAAATAGATACGGCAGAGCAGACGCTAACGCTAATTTACTGACGTGGTTAGCCTTTAATCCTGAGTATATGTTTATGGATGATATACCAGAGAACATATAATGATTGTTGACTTAAGTCAGGAAGAAGTACGTGTGTGCACTATGTTGGCTACTGAGCGTTGGCTTACAAAGTTTGGCTCGATTGACAAACCTAACTATGCCCAAGGCAAAGCAGATGGAAAACTGGAACACGAATTGTTATCTAATGTGCGGGCTAATGTTTGTGAATGGGCAGTAGCAAAGCAATACAACGCATCTTGGAATGTCCCTTGGTACCCCAATGGCCTACATACTAGACGTCAATCCTTGCCCGATGTTGGAGATAGGTTTGAGGTAAGGTCAGTGCGGACACAAACATCTATTCCTTTTTGGGAAAAGGATTTAGACAAATTGATTTTTGGGGCGAAGGTATTAGATACAGATTACTACTCAAAAGTTGAGGTATATGGATACGTTGCGCCTACCCAGTATATGAAGGACGAATGGTATGATTCCTATATTAATGGCTGGCGAGTGCCAATCACTGAGTTCAAGGAGTAGTATGATACAAGAAGAAGATGATATGACTCAAGAGATACGACAACTTGTATTGCTTGAAGTTAATGCAGAGATACAAAACTTTATTAATAAGATTGAACAAGCAAAGATTAAACCTACAGATGAGTGGGGTGATGGTCTTAATCAAGGATTAGATTGGGCTATTAGAATTCTAAAGAAGGACAAGAGTGCATACTAGTGCCATCACAATCCCGTAAGCATAGAGGTTATCGTAGTCAAAAAGTTTTGGCTATGTACTTAGCGGAGAATGGATTTCCGTATGCCGAAAGCACGGGGGCAGGACGTAGTGGCTCTGATATAACTGGTTGTATTGGTGTTGATTGGGAAGTAAAAGCACGAACTGGGTTTAATCCATCTAGTGCTATTGCACAATTAAAGGAACGTGCAAAGAATGGAATTCTTGGGTTAGTTTGCCTAAGACTTAACGGACAGGGGGAACAGAAAATTAAAGATTGGGTTGTAGTCTTAAGACTTGAAGATGCAGTTAATCTGCTTAGAGAGGCAGGGTATGGTGATAAAAAATGATAACGACCTACCAAGTATCAGAGAAGTACTTACACACTACGGAGCACACATACGACAAACTTACGGGCAAGTTAATCTCAAGTGCCCATTCCACTCCGACACTCACCAGTCGGGAAGTGCTAATCTCAACAATAATATATTCATCTGTTTCGCCTGCGGAATGCAGGGTAACAGTTTGCAAATCATTAGTAAGCAAGAAGGGGTAAACATACGTGAAGCAAAGCATATTGCAGAAAGAATTACTGGGGAAGGCGACGGAAAGTTACGGGGCAAACATTTATCAGGCGGAAGACTACCTAAAAAACAGGGGAATTCCAGTGGAAATAGCACGGCTGGCGCAATTAGGCGTAGTAGAGGAACCTGAAGTTGGACACGAAGCATACAAAGGAAGACTATCCATACCGTATATTACCAAGACTGGCGTTGTCGATTTGCGTTTTCGGGCTCTTCATCCTGCTATTGAACCTAAGTATATGGGTTTAACTGGTGCTGAAACTAGAATGTACAACGTACTTGATATTGAAAAAGCAACAAACTTTATAGGAGTATGTGAAGGAGAACTAGACACCATCACTATGTCTATGTGTATAGGCATACCCTGCATTGGTGTTCCTGGTGCTAATAGTTGGAAGAAACATTACACAAGATTGTTAGCAGATTTTGAAAGAGTATTTGTTTTTGCAGACGGAGACCAACCAGGAACTGAGTTTGCTCGTAGTCTTGCTCGTGAATTACCAGTTACTATTGTTCAATTACCTGATGGGCACGACGTTAACTCAATGTTTGTACAAGAAGGTGCCAGTTATTTTCACAATAAGATAAATAATAAATGAACCTAGAAGACCAGCCACCTCATAATACTTGTAAGGAATGTGGTCAGGTCTTTGAAAGTTCCTTTGAATTGGTTGACCACTTGCTAGAGGACGACGAAGAGTTTGACCCATACCTAGTACTACCTAGCGGATATAGATTGATGCTTGGTTCGATGCTTAGATTTATTTATAACAACGCCAATAGTCCTGAACAAGTCAAGTTAATTACCCAGTCAACCTATGTAACTTTGTTTGCTTCAGAGAATGGCTATGAACCAATCGAAGAATTGATAGAAGAAATGGTGGTTAAGTCAGCATTAAAAGATTTTGATGATAGTCTTAAGACATTATTAGAAGAGGAAAAACCTACCAATGAAAGCGGAGAGTGAAGAGATATGGCAGATTATAACCCACTTGGAAAAACAAGGTTTCCAAATTTACTCGAAGGAGATTTACCAAAACACCTTGTTGTTAACACTAAAGATTCCCCTGCTCTTAACAAACAATTCAAGAAAGATGTAGAGGATACCTTTAATGAACTCGAAGAACTGCTCCTCAGCAAGCACCTTGATTACGGCCCGAAGAATATCAGCGAGTCACCTGGTGGACCTATCAATGGATTGCGAGTACGTATGCACGATAAACTTGCAAGGATTAATAACCTTGTTGACAACAGTAGAAACCCACAACACGAGTCCCTTGAAGACTCGTTCAAAGATATGGCTAACTACTCCATCATTGCTCTCTTAGTCTTAAGACGCCAATGGGATAGCAAAGAATGAAAGAACAGGAATTATTTGATTGGCTGAAGGCTGGTCATTACTCTGACTTAGAAAAATCTAGTAAAGAGTATGATGGTTTTGATTGCACAAGCGGTCATTATAAAATGTTTATTGAACTTAAGTCTAGGAATACTCACTATGATACTCTGCTACTGGAAAGAAAGAAGTTTGATTTTCTAGTCTTGACCGCAGATGTTCTTGGTTATACACCTTGGTATATAAACTCAACGCCTCTTGGTGTCTGGTCTTTTCCGCTTAAGACAGTAGTTAAAGATTTAGAATGGGTTGAGAAATGGTTACCTACTACCACTGAGTTTCAAGATAAATCAAAGACGACAAAGTTAGTTACTTTTTTACCACTAGAGTTAGGCATAAAATTATCGTGATGGATTGGAATAAAATTAAAGAATGGAATTATGTGATAGACGCTGTTGCTTCTGAGTATCACAAGAAATTTCAGATGGTTGAACTAAAAGATATTAAACAATCTTTATACCAATGGTTCTATGAACACCCCAACAAGGTAGAAGAGTGGGAAAAGATTGGCGACAAAGATGCAAAGAATTTAATCTATCGCTCTCTTCGCAACCACGCTTTAGACTATTGTCAGGAGTGGAAAGCCAACACAAGTGGCTACGAAACCAGTGATTTATACTACTATGAGGCTGGTTTGGTCGAGGCTCTGTTGCCTTCTGTCTTAAGGGGTGAGATAAATGTTGGACATAAATTAGATTTAGGTGGTGTCAAAGGAACCTCTGCTCCTGCTGAAGGTGGCAATCTTATGGCTATGATGATAGAGATTGATTATGCTTATTGGAAACTATCTAAGGAAGATAGAAAGATTTTATTCTTAAGACACGCAGAGTCATTGGAATATAAGTTGATTGCCGATACTCTTGAATTAGGCTCAGAAGATACTGCACGTATGAGACAACGTCGTGCACTTAATAGATTAATTCGTAGGCTTGGTGGATTTAAACCTTACAATGATGTTGACCTAGAAAAGCAT